CTAATGTAATTTCTGAGAGCCAATGAGTCTCGGGCAGGCATGTGCTTAATAAAGTTGTTGATCTTTGCCCTGTCCTCAACTCCGTCGATAGAAACAATTGCATACATGAGATTTGTCGTGACAAGAGACTCGCCGCTAAGCCCAAGCTTCTTCTGCTTCTCTCCCATTGTGACGATCTCTTCCTCGTCTCGACCCGTCAAGAACCTAAACTTGACCAACTTCTTGCTGTACGGAAGAACAAACTGAAATAGATTTGCTCCCTGAACAACGGGCTCGAGCTCAAGCCTTCTGATTGGAAGCTCCCCTAAGTTGAACTCATGAGGAGACTTGACGTTGCACTCAGCACACTCTAAGTCGACTTTATAATCAGCGCCATAACCGGTAATTCTAATTGCAACCATTAGAGCGTTTCTGTCTCCACCCAGTAGATCATTTGGATTAATTGATCTATCTACGAGGCACGACCTAATGAGCTCCGTAATTACAGTTCCCTTCTTGAGAAGAGCTCTAGACGTCAAAATGTCTTCCTCTCGAGCGGTCATGGGCCTAATTTCAACAGCATCTGACCCGTAAAGAGAAGAACCTGGGGGATAGACCTTGCCAGAACTCGGTAGAGGAACAAGCTCAAGAGGTATATCCAAACCAAATTCAGCCTTAACCTTGTCGGCTGCAGAAACAGTTGGCATTCGAGAATCTACGCCTGCGGGAACCTGCGGCATCTGCGGAGGCTGTACTCCCACTCCCGAAAAAACTGCATTACGCTGCTCACGATCATCTGTGCTTGTTGTGCTCATCTATTAAAGTCCCTTTTGCAAAAAAGAAGCTAAACCCATAGTAATGACAGCCTCTTCTTGCGTAAATAGATGACATTACAATTTATACACCAAACTATCTTTATCGACTAAAATCAATAACTTTAATCAGGATCCGTACTCACCGTCAAGCAGAGAATTTCCTATATCAACTACTAAATCTGCTATCTTTTCAGAAAGTTCTTCGCAGGCTCGATCGACCTGCTCACTCCAACCCTCAAGGCCCGAAGCTTCCATCGAGGGATCTTCGTCTGAATAAAAATTATTCCATGTCTCACGAACTCGCCCAACGGCTGCTTCGAAAGCTGGTCCTCCCTCTACATTCGAAAGATTATTTTTTATTTGTGTCACATTGCTGTCCACCTGAAGAGCATTGGTTTCAAGACGGAGCTTCTTGACTTCTTCAGAGATGATATTTTTGAGTTGTTGTGATGTGAGTTTCATGGGCTTTAATTATATCTCAATCATTCACCATTACAAGAAATTTGATATACGGAATTAGGCATCCCATATATCTGAACTACGCCAGCTTGCTTAGCGACCTGCTCCTGTGTCAATCCACTCTCTTTGTCTGCCCTAAACTTAAATCTATTATACCTCTTGTGATAATCAGTCCACCAAAACCTCGGATCTCTTCCCTCTTCGACTAATCTCCACCCAGCGGCAGAGTACCCAGACCCTGAACCAACTCTAGAATCAACGTACGTGATCATGTTCTTCACCCCCAAATCTACCGCATGGTTCACCGCCGCAGAAGTCAACCTCCCTAACCATCCACGGACCGAATATCCTACCTTCGTGCAACACCTGCCGAGCTCTAGATAATTCTCGTACTTTTTGTGAAAGGGTTTACGCAAAGATATTCCTGCGAATATTTCTGAGGTCACTCCGTCAACGAGACCAATGTACGCAGATCCCGGAACGTGACCCTCAAGGTGATTTTCGTCAAAAAACTTCTGAGCAGAGTGCGACTCTAACCTGGAAATAACCAACTTCCGGGCGTCTTTGACACCGATGGGTTTCCTCAATCTATGGCGGATCATCCCCTCTACGATTATCCTCTTGTCACGCCACTCGTCCTCGTAGACTGATAACAAGGAGACGCCCTTCTTTCGGCACTCTTCCAGTTTTTTGACGTGATATCTCTCGTCAGAGATGTTGGAAGAAGAGTGCCAATATAAACCGTTGTACTCTAGAGCAAGCGAACAAGATGGGATCCACACGTCCAACTCTCTCGGTGATATCACGCTGCGGTCTGACAGCACAGCGTCAGGGGCGAGAGACCTGACGAACTCGTACACCTCCAGTTGCCCTTTTGATTCTTTCGGAGAACAACTGAAACACACTGGAGATTCTTCTAACATCGCCAGGCTCTTCTCCTGTGCATGTCCGCATGAGACACACATGAACGTCATACGAGCGACTCGCCGAGCCCTGTAGTCTTCAGAAGAAGAAATAAGTGTGAATTTATCTGAATACTTCTGTATCCTCGCAAGCAATTCTTCTTGCTTCAACCTTCGTCCCGCCTCTGGGCCTTCATACCTCAGAGAGATTTTCTCAGCGATGGACGCGATCTTTTCGCTTGTTTCTTTCGTCAAACCTTTGTTCCAAACTGCAGAACCGTGAATCGTGAACCGCTCTATCTGAGACTTTGAGATCTTTAATGCGGCTTCTTTGGCCTTTTTTGGATCATTGACCCGCCAGTCTTGTATTAGACCCGTCAAGTAACCCTGCTGAAGAGCTGCAGAGATCTTTTCACTAGATTCTTTTACCTTGGTTGAGCTCTCTTTTGTGAGCCCCTTGTTCCACACAGAGTATCTTCCTTCAGAAAATCCCGATTTTCTCTTCTCTGCCATCTCTGCTTGACGGTCTGGATTTTTGTAGACAGAATCTACTCTGGCGTTGTGACCACGAGCGTACTTCGAAAGGAACCCTTTCTTCCAGCCGCTCCACTTTAAGAGAGATTCACAATCGTCTGAACAGCTGCATCGAGGATGTATTCCCCTGCAATTGACCTCTAGATACAACGCAAGATGATCAGAAATATCATGCACAGCGCTCAAGTGCTGAATAAACCCCTGCTCTTGCCCAAAATCTTCTTGACAATTCGGGCAACAAATACGATCATAGGCCATGGCATGATTATACCACAGCCCATGAAGTTGTAATACCCAGTGGGTACAATGATTGAATCAGAACTGAAGAACGCAGTTGTCAAATCGGAGCTGAAGAGAAATTTCCATTGGACCGCCGTCTTCGTAGGTGACTTCACCAAAGTTTGCTTCGGTGATAAATGCACCCTTGATATCCCAAAGCTCGACGACTGTGCCGACTGGATCCAACATCTTGAGCTGAATGTCGCGCTTGTAGAAGTCAGCGTATCCGCTGCGTCCTGAAACTGACTCAAAGTGCGTGCGGACCCACTCCATGACCTGCTGAGCACCCGATGGTGCGATGGGGTCGTGAAGGGTGACTGCGATTGTTCCGAAAGTCGTCTTGCCGGCGAGGTAGCGGCGAGAGTTGATGAACGGAACCTCGACCTCTTCGGTCGTGATTGTGGGGCGTGCCGAGGTCTTGATGATGTAGGCATCGATGCCTTCGATCATGAGGACCCAGCGGTTCTTGCGCTTTGGCTCGAACTTGTTTGGAATCATCGATGTAACGTCAAGTGTCTCTGCGGCCATTTTTTATTCTCCTGTACCTTTGTAAGTATTCAATCGATCGTAAAATTTGGAAGAATTTACCTTTGTTTTTGAACCGATTCTTCCTTCGGTTTTCTCCGGAGCATCCAAACATTGGTGTCCGGTAGATGATCTGTATACCCGTACTTAATTACTTAATATGTCGTTGGTTTTCTTATAATAATATTTTTGTGCAATTATCTGATGTCACTTCATGTCACTTAGGACCGCTGACAGTCTTTGCCGCTCCGCCTGATGCTCTAATCGATGCTGCAATATCCGATGAGCTGAGGCCTAGGGGAGAATTAAGAAGAGCATAATAAAGCTTTGTTTCTGGTGCGCTTGGAGAAGGAAGCTTTCCTTGTTGGATCAGTTTATTGTACCAGTCCCAAAGTGCGTGAACATCTTCTACTTCAACATTGTTTTCTTCTGCAAATTGTGCAATCAAAGACACGGGATCTCGCGCTTCCGAGAGACGCTTTCTTGTGCTGATGCCCTTCTTTGCAAGAGCAACTTCTTCCTTGATTATTTGCCTAAGCTGACTTATGTTTATCTTCATCGCGCCGCCTGTTTGTCGTGAGCCCCTTCACGAAGTTTTGAATTTCACGAAGGAGCTCACAACATTATTTCAGATTACCTGCTGGAGGTTGTTCGCAACCACGAAGTCGAGCGAGACGAACTCGATGCTCTTGGTCGGCTGAACAAAGATCTTGCCTCGGACCGTGTTGTTCTCGACGTCAGCCTGGGTAGTCGTTGAAGAGTCAATGACAACCTTGAATCTTTCGAGACCAGCGAGGGCCTGAATCCTCTGAAGACGTGGTGTGACTGCTGCTGAGAATCTTGCAAGAGTTGCTTCACGGTTGGGTTCGAAGATAATCGTCTGAGCAATCTCTCGAACCTGACGCCTGATCTCAATGAGAAGTCGACGAACGTTGACTCTGTCGAGAGCCGACGCAGCCTGCTGAAGCGTTTTCTGTCCCCAAACAACAAGACCAGCTTTTGGATTTGTTCCTGATCCTGGAGCTCCGAGGAACGCAATGAGAGGATTAATTCTCTCGTTGTACAGAGTGTCAAGATCTTCTTCCTTGAGCTTCGTTCTTGCCTCTTGTGCCACCTGTGGGAGAGCACCTCTTGTGAAACCGGCTGGTGCAAACCATGGGTGACCAACGGCGTCATTCAGAGCTAGAGCACCAAGAACCAAGACGGATGGTGGAACAAAAACATTGTTTCCATCTGGAGCTGAGTAGAGAACGTCCGGGAAGTAAGCGGCCGAGAACGAAGAATCAATTCCTCTGTCTCTAAAGCTTGTGATTGTGTTAGACACTGAGACTATCTGGTCGTCTCTT